CCGCAACTGCCGGGCACGCTCGCCCCGGCGCTTGGCAGGACGCAAATCGATCCGCCGCCGTCGCCCATGCCTATGCAGGGGCCGCCCATGCCCGCCCCAACTACAGGCCCGGCATCCATGATCGCGCTCGCCAATCTGTTCGGCAGCATGGGCACCGACCAGCCGCAGTTCTCTCCGGTCCAGATCAGGGGGCCGTCGCCTGAGCAAGCCAACGCGCTCGCCTCCTTCATCGAAGCTTTGAAAAAGAGGGTCGTCTAGTGCCCACGATCTACAACTGGTCTTCTACCGCTTCGTCCAATTCAAACGCGGACAGCGATATCACCTGGGCAGAGGGGCAAGACCCCGGCACGGTGAACGATTCCGCGCGCATGATGATGAAGCGCGTCAAGGATTTCGTTTCCGACATCGGCGGCGGTCTCACGGTCGGCGGCACAGCCAACGCCATCACGCTTACGGCGGCGAGCGCCATTGCGTCATATGCAAACGGGCAGGTGTTCGCCTTCATTGCCGGAGCGACCAATACCGGCGCGACGACGTTGAACGTCAACACGATTGGCACAAAGGCCGTGTTGAAGGCGACGGGCGGCGGCGCAGCGGCGCTGAACGGCGCTGAAATCCAGTCCGGCTGCATCTATTCCGTCCAGTACAATACCAGCCTGAACGGCGGCGCTGGCGCATGGCTGCTTGTCAACCCGACCGTGAGCGGCGTTGAACCGGGAATGATCTTCGACTACGCCGGGTCGACCGCGCCGACCGGATATCTGCTGTGCTACGGGCAGGCCGTTTCGCGCGTAACCTATGCGGCGGCGTTCGCCGTCGTGGGCACAGCGTTCGGTGCCGGCGACGGCTCCACCACGTTCAATCTTCCGGACTGTCGCGGCCGGGTCTCTGTCGGCAAGGACGACATGGGCGGCACGTCGGCAAACCGCCTGACGAACCAGACCGGCGGCCTTGACGGCGACACGCTCGGCGCCACGGGCGGTTCCGAGACGCACACGCTGACCGAAGCGCAACTGGCATCGCACACGCACACCGGCACGACGGATAGCGACGGCGGGCATACGCACACCTACGACAAGATTGCGAACTCGCGCGGCGGCGAAGGCGGCAACGCCGGGTATGCCAATTACGAGTTCACCTCGACCGCAACCGGCGGGACAGGCGTGCACTCGCACGCGTTCACCACGGCCTCTGCCGGTTCCGGCTCGGCGCACAATAACGTCCAGCCGACCATCATTCTCAACAAGATCATCAAAATCTGATGACCGTCGAAACCGCAGCCATCTCCGAGATAAACGACTCGGATGCCGTCCGCATCGTGATCTTTCGCGATGGCAAGATGCTGCATGCCCCGCTGTCAACGGTCCTGCAATTCGCGACAGACGAACTGACTGCCTACGGCGTGTCAATCGCAAGCGCGCTCTACAAGACCGGCGACGTCAAGAAAACGATCAAGAAGGCGGCGGAAACCGGGTGGTTGCTACTCGACGGGAAGACCATCGGGTCGGCGTCGTCGGGCGGCACGTCCCGCGCCAATGCGGACACGGCCGACCTGTACGCGCTTCTGTGGACCGATTGGGACAACACGGTCCTCCCCATTCAGGACAGTTCCGGCACGCCGACGACGCGCGGGGCAAGTGCTGCCGCCGACTTCGCGGCAAACAAGCGCCTGCCGCTGCCGGATCACCGGGAAAGAGTGTCGGCTGGATGGGACAATCTCGCTGACGTAACGCGCCTTTCGTCTCCTGTCGATGCCGACACGATTGGTTCATCCGGCGGTAGTCAGACGCATACGCTGACATCGGCCGAACTAGCCGCCCACACCCACGGGGCGGGAACGTATGCCGCCGATTCTAACGGCGCGCACACGCATATGACCGGCGAGGGCGTGCTTGGAGGAGGCGGGACCGGAACGGCGATGCGGTCAAATGCCAATACTGTCGTTTCGTCGGAAAGCGGCGCCCACACCCATACGATTTCCGGGTCTTCTGCATCAGCCGGTTCCGGCGACGCCCACAACAACGTCCAGCCAACCATCGTCTTCAACTATCAGGTTAAGCTCTGATGGCTGTTGCATACCACTTTCGCGATCACAGCCTCCTCGTCGAGTGTGCCGATGGTGGGCGTTTATTGACAAGCGCAAATCACCTTCTCTGCCGCACTCTCTCCTGAAAATCGCAACCGAAAGGAGCGATCATGGACTTGTCGTTCAAGGGGCGCGCAAAGCGCCTCGATGACGTTGATCTTCCGCGCATCGGGCATCAGATCGGCGTCGGCGAGGACGAAATCCACGCCTTCATGGACGTGGAGGCGGCCGGTTCCGGTTTCGATAGCCAAGGCCGGCCGAAGATGCTTTTCGAGCCGCACGTCTTCTATCGGAACCTGAAAGGCGAAAAGCGAGACAGGGCGGTCCGGGAAGGGCTGGCCTATGCGAAGTGGCGGCGCAACTACCCGGCGGACAGCTACCCGCGCCTTCGCGCTGCAATCGCAATCGACGAGACGGCCGCACTGAAAGCGTCGTCATGGGGCGCCGGGCAGATACTCGGGGAGAACTTCGCCGCCGCCGGCTACGCCTCGCCTCAGGAGATGGTCGCCGCCTTCATGGACGATGAAGAGAACCACATTCAGGCGATGGTGAACTTCCTGAAATCGAAGGGCCTGGCGAAGAAGCTTCGCGAGCATGATTGGGCAGGCGTGGCGCGGGGCTACAATGGTGCGGGCTACAAGGCGAACGCCTATGACCGGAAGATGGCGGACGCATTCGCGAAATGGAAGAAGATCAGGGACACGGCATGGGTTCCCGGCGATCCGCCATCTGCAAAGCCCGTAGAGCCCGCCAAGCCCGCCCCGGCGCCATCACCCGCGCCAGTCCCGCAAAGCCCGCCAGCGCCCAAGCCTGAGGCGAAGCGCAGCTTCTGGACCATCATCCTCGAAATCATCGGGAAGGTTCTTGGGAGGAAGTCGTGAGGCGGGCCGGGCTCGATACCGGATTACTTGGGCGAGTTGTCAAACCAGCGCGTTTCTCGGGTTTACGAAACTTGAGCCCATCCGCGTCACTTACACGCGCCAGTCAGCGTGTCCATCCACGCCGCCGCCTCACCCCCTTTTCCTATCAAATCCAGCACTGAAAGGCAAATGACATGTCCGTCTACAACAAGTTCTTCGTTGCCGCGCTCATTGCCGGCGCGAATGCCATCCGCTCCCGCTACGGGATCGATTTCGGCATGGACGACAAGCTCGCCTATGACCTCGTGAACGGCGCTGGCGCTGCGCTCGTATGGCTGATCCCGAACAGGGCGGCGTGACCATGATGGGACCAGGATTTGGCGAAGCAGTCGCCGCCGCGATGATGTGGCGGTTCTTCAAATTTGTCGTCGTCCCGTTTGGGCTTCTGTGCCTTGCGGCGGGTCTGCTCATTGGGTGGTTGATATGACCGCGCGCGCTCCTTGGTTCTGCCCGTCCTGCCAGAAGCACCACGGGCCTCATGTCGACACGTGTCCGGGAGGCGGCGTTGGTATGCAGCCGCCCATCGTGACGGCTCCTTTCATCCAGCCGGTACCGCCATCATACCCGCAGACGCCATGGGTTCCGTATGAGCAGACCACATGCACCTCGGCCGTCCGACCAGACCCGAATGTCATGACATTCGGCAGCGCATACTCGATAGCGACGGGGTTGCAGTGATGTCCGGGATCATCGCGACCATCCTCGCCAATCCGACCGTTCTGGCGGTTCTTGCCGGCGTTGCGGCGGTCATCGTCGCCATCGTTCGCGCCCGTCGTGCCGAGGCCGCCGCCGAACAGGGATGCGTGAAATGCTCTCCGTCATGAAACTCGCCCTCGGCTGGCTCACGGGCGGGACGCTGGACCGCATCCTGTCGTCGGTCGACAACAAGATCAGCAACGACACCACTCGCGAGGCCGTCAAGGCTGATTTGGTCGCCGACTACATGAAGGCGCAGGTTGCCATCCTGACCGGGCGGGGGTGGTGGTTCCCGCTCCTGTTCCTCGTCCCCGCCGGGTTCTGGTTTGCGGCTGTTTGCGTCTACAGCGTGCTTTGGTGCAGGGGCTGCGCATTCCCTCAGGAATGGACGATTGCAGCGCTCCCAACCCCTCTCGACGAATGGATGGGGGCAATCGTCGCGTCCCTCTTCATCGGAAAGGCAGGCGGCGAACTTATCGCGAGACTGCGCAAATGAGCGACCCGTTTCAGTCCATCCTTGGCATCAAGGCATCTTCCGTCCTCGCCGGTCTCGCTGGCGGCCTCGTCCGCTCTCTCATTCTCCCCGGTCTTACAGTGCGACAGGCTATCGTCTCCTGCATCATCGGCGCACTTACCGCCGGATATCTCACGCCTGCCGCCGTCGAATATTGGCCCTTCGAAGCCTCGCAGGGGATCGAGGGGGCATTCGGCTACGCCATCGGCCTGTCCGCGATGCTGATCTGTGATGGCGTCATCCGCGCCGCTCGCCGCTGGCGCGATGATCCGAAGCTTCCCGGAAAATAGGAGCCAGCCATGAACGGCGCACCACTCCTTTGGTTCTGCGTACTCGTCATCGCCTGTGGTCTGACCGGGGCCGTCTCGGTCGTCTCTGTCCTCCAAGGAGGCGTAGCATGAAACCGATCCATTGGCTCTATGCGGCCGTCGCCATCGCGGCGGTCATTGCGCTCACGGCGTGGGCGCCGGTAGGCGCGACCAAGGGGGCGATGAACGGCTCCAATGTCATGATCATGATGAAGGACGGGCACGGGTCCGGCGTCCATATCGGAAACGGCTTCGTCGTCACGGCGGGCCACGTCGCGGCCGATGCAAAGACGATGAAAGTCCGATTCGAAGACGGGCAGGTGGCGGATGCCGAAGTCCTGTGGTCAAATCCTGACTATGACATTGCGGTTCTTCGCTACAAGGATCGCGGGCAGGCGGCTTCGTCCGCTCTCTCCTGCACTGTCCCGGCGCGGGGCGACAATCTCACGGCGGTTGGCAACCCAACGGTCTTCGAGTTCCTGACCATGCGCGGATACGTAGCCGGGGTCCAATTCGCCTTCGGCCCGTGGAAGGAAGTCATCCCGCTCGATATGACGATCATCCCCGGCATGTCCGGCGGCGGCGTCTTCAATGCCAACAGCGACGTCGTCGGGATATCGGTCGGGACAGGCATCATGCAAGTGGGCTTCGGCGGCTCATGGATACGCATCGGAATCGTCGTGCCCGGCAAGACGGTGTGCGACCTCATGGGGCGCATTGCCTGATGTTTCGGCATGGTGGATCATGGGTCTCGTAATCCGCGTTCTCCGGGCCTACGACAAGAGGGCCTAGATGCTCTGGCGACTTCGCGTTTGGTGGCTGTTCAAGCGGATGGAGTGGGGGACGTCATGGCAGATGGCGCGGTTTGCGCACCCTGTGCTGAGTCTGATGACGTGGTTCGGGAAGTGAACGAGGCCGGCGCTTCGGTATTCGCCAACTAATAGCCTCCATGGGGCTTTCGCTGGCTAGATTGACGCTCACTGCGATATATTTAATCGCGTGCGCCGAAGCTCGACAACCGGTACGAGGTCATAGACCGCCGCCTCACTCTCTCCCTACCACAACCCCCGCCATCCCGCAAGCTTTCCTGTTGATTCTAATGGGTGAATCTGGTAGGAAATCGGCATGGTCTTCTTACTAGACGATGCCCTGGTGGTTGGCCGAGACAGCAGGCATTCGTGACGCTGGAAAGACAGTATCGCAAGGCGCGCGCTGAAAGACCTTGTGCGAGGATCACCGTAACCTCGTTAATCACCGGTCCAAGTTTCATCCGTCCATGACGGCAAGCAGAAAGCAGGGTAGCGTAAAGCGGGTTCCGGTCTCATGAGCCGGCATCGTGGTGAGGCCCCGAGCGGGCAAGACCACTCTCTGCCTCCAATACCTATCCCGCAAGGGATGCGAGGCGGGCTCAAAGCGAAAGCTGGACGCCAAACCGTAGTTGCCGAATCGAGTGGTACCCAAGACTCGGCGGCGAAAGCGCCTCGCTACTCCACCACATACCGATACAAAGCCCACCCTACTGCCATGACGATGGCGAGCGCCATGAGCGCAAGGGCGCGGCGTTCGGACCTCACGTCCTCCACCGCCATGGGCCGCATTTCCAGCCCCTTCCTCGAATAGCGCGGCGTCGCCGTTCAAGTTCAGCCGCCATGTACAATTGTTGCTCTGAGAGGTACGCCATTTGCGCTGCCACTGCTGAGATTGCGGTGCCGAACATCACTTCCTCCTTGCCATCGCTAGGGCGTCACCGCACGCCATCAGCGCATGAAGCGAAAGTTTCCCCTTCTGGCCTTCATTGGCCGCACGCTCCAACGCCGCCACAAGGGCGTCGATCACGTCGGCGGCTTCCAGAGATAGCGGGTCTATATGCCATGCACCAAATCCACCGCGCATCGGCATGTAGTTGTCCCGCAACCGTTCGCTGATCATCACTGCTTCTCCTGTGCTGCGTCGATCTCCCGAACCGGGATACCGGCCGCCTTGGATCGTCTAACCATATCTGCCGTCCCGCGTCCGCCAGGGAAGGCGATAACAAGGTCTGGCTTTCCCTCGATAAGCATTTGCTGGTTTCGGATGGCGCCGGCCGCTCTGCCGTACTTTTCCCAATCAGCCGGGAAGTTCGACAGATGAGCCGAAGTCTGACAGGATGCCCATTCGCGCGCCAACGCATCAGCTCCTCGCGCGCCGCCTTGGATGACATTCAAGCGCCCGTACTTGCCGCGCAACCAGTCGAGAACGTCAAAGACGCGTTTCCGGTCTCCGTAGTCGCGCCCGCCGCAAACCAGAACCCTCACGACTCGCTCTCCTGTGCTGCGATCATGGCGCGGTAGACCTCGGCAATGCCTTGGTCGTCACCGGTGCGCGCGTCCCATTCCATCATCGCGCCAAGGCCGTTTTCGATCATCTCCTCTGTCGGCTCTCTCGGCACTACCACGAACCCGGCCGCGTCCAATGCGGCGAGGATGGCGGCTGCATCCGCAGAATATGACGTATTCCAAGCAGGCCGCGATTTGATCGCAGCGGCTATTACCTCTTTCGTGGATGCGGTCATAGCAGATCATCCTCAGCCAGAAGTTCGTCCAGGGCGGCTCGTGCGGATCGTGACGGTCTCCTAGGCGGGCCACGCCTAATTATTCCTCGATCATCCGCGCGCTTAACGCAGTCGTCGCATATCGCGACCTCAAGCCACGAACCATCCATCGGGTCGAAATACGTCGACCCATAGTGCCCGCTGGTGACGAACGCTAGCCCGTCTTTCGGCTGAACCCCGCTCGGGGCGATATTCTGCATATCTCGGCCGCAGCAAATGCACGTCAGCGTCTCGCTCATCATCTCTCTCCTAGGTTCGGGGCGCGCGGATCGCCTGTTTCCTATCGTGCGGTATCTGTGCGCCGATAATAGTAATAACGATACGTCTGGTCGAAACCGTCTTCAGATGAGCCCACACAATTGCCGACCTTGAAGGCATCTGGGTCAATGGGGTTTCTAGCGCCGTCACGGGTCTTGACGCACAAGTCGCCAATCTGCGCGTTTCCGTTTTCCTCTTCAAACTCGATCTCTTCAAGAATCCACCATCCGCGCGGCCGGTTTCCTACCTTGCGCGGGTCAACGCCAAATGCGGCTATCACCTGTTCAAGTTCCATCACGCTCTCCTTTTCATCACTGCTTTAGGTTCGGGGCGCGCGTCGAGTTCTCTTGCCGCATCAATGGACGGCGTTCGGGGCGGCGCCCGGCTACAGGCCCGGAATCTTTCGCTTGTGGCACTTTTCTCGACCGCACCATCACGCCTTTTTGGCGTTGCAACGTATTGATTTTCATAGCACATTTTTGAGGTTCGGGGTAGCGCCAATCGGGTTCGGGGCGCTCGCGTTCCCGATCTTTTCCGCAGCCGACGCGGCCATGCGCTTGCGATCTGCCGTCTTGGTGTAGTGCGACGCCATGGTTCCGCCTGTCCATCCGAACAGCGCTTCCAGTTCGGCAACAGTCAATCCCGCCTCGGCGGCCCGCGCCGCGCCGATCTTGCGCACGCCGTGCGCTGACTTCCCCTTGATGCCGGCCGCATTGCACGCCGCGCGGAACATATTTCCGAACGTTTCCTTCGTCAGCGGCTTGCCGTTCTCCCCGACGATGAATGCCAGGTCTCCGGTCGGCCCGCGCGCAAGCGTTTCCGCCAACTCTGGCCGTATCGCGATATAGACCTCCGTTCCTGTCTTCTCTGTCTTGATCGTCGCGACGCCATTCCGGATATGCTGCTTACCGATGCGTACCGCGTCGCCGCGTCGCAAACCGGTGTAGAGCAGGACGTGGAGCCAAACACGTTCCTTTGTGCCGGTGGACCATCTGGCCTCGTATGCTTGCAAATCCTCTTCTGTCCACGCCTCGAAGCCCGTGCCATCAGGCCGTGGCGGGTTGCTCACGCCCACGGTCGGATCGACCTTGATGTGCTCCGACTCTAGCGCCCATCGAAACAACCCGCGCATCGCGTCGAGGAAGTTCCGAGCCTGCGCAGGGGTCGACGCTCGCTTGTCCCGTCCTGCCACGATTGACTTGCGGGTGATGCTCTTGAACGGCTCGGCGCCGGACTTCGCCAGGATACCCTTGAATATGTTGTCCCGCTGTTTCCGCGTGGCATCAGACAGTCCGCGATAGGCTGCCGTCTCGCGATATCGAGCGACAAGCCATTCGAGAGAGCCGTTGCCGACGATGCGTTTCTGCGGCCCGGTGACGATCTCCAGAGCTTTCAGGTACTCAGCGTGGAAGTTGTCCGCCTTCGGGTCGGGTAGGCGCGTGCGCGGCCCCTTGCCTATGCGAAAGAAGAACATGACGCGGCCGTGACGTGACCGCTCGCGGAGCACGTACAGAGGGAGCTTGCGAGGCATGTCCTCAGTCAAAGGTCAATGACCCTTTCTTCGTCAATTGGCCGCTCCTGCTGTGAGCGACTTTCGGGGATAAGGCGGACAAAGGTGTCGCCGATCTTGACTTCCACGATGCCGCGCTCCTTGTCGGCCGCCCGCAACAAGGTCCGTGCTTGGCGTTCCGTGAGGGGCAGCGCGCGGGTCATTCGCCCTCCTTCGGCGGGGAGGGGAGAGGACGCCATCGGATGTAGTCCTCCCAAGACCAGCCATGATCATAATCGAGTCCGATTTCGTTTCGACACTCATCAAAACTGATGACGTGGCGTTCCCACCACTTCCTGCCGGTAGTATTGTGGACTTCAATAGCAGCGAGGATTTCAGTCCCGTCCCTCGGTGCCGACTCCATCGGCCGCCAGTCGTTCGCCTCTTCTAGCGCGCGCGTCAGGTCTTCAACCTTAGCGCTGAGGGAGGCTATCAACGCGCCGTCGTGTTGCTGCTGCGCCTTGAACTGGCCCCGCAGTATCGCGATTTCCGTGGCGATATCGTCCCGTTCGCGCTCTGCCTTTGCTAGTTTGGATTCCGCTGTTTCGGCGCGGTCTGCTTCGCTAGAGGAGGCGGCAATATGACGTTCAACGTCGTGCCGCAACTCATCCCTCTCGCGTTCTGCCTTTGCGAGGCGAGCGGCAAGGTCCGCGATGACGTGGTGCTCCAGTTCAGGTTCCTTGCTCCTGACGCTCAATGCTGCCTCGATTGCCTCGCGGAACGCCGGGCCGGGGCCTAACTTCCATCCGGGGCGCGATTTCCACGCATCCCACGCGGCAGCAATCATCTCTGGTGTCGCGATGTTGCTCATTCGCTGTCCCTTTCATCGTTCGTATTCGTCTGTACGGCTACCCAGCCGGGGCGGGAGGAGGGGAAGCCGCGAGACCGTAGCGGGGCCTTCGTCTTCGGCCAGTAGCCCATGTGCTTGGCGCGCTGGCGCTCAGCCTTGTTGATGCGCGGGCGGTCTTCCTTGTGCGTCTTTTCCGCGTGGCATTTCACGTGCGCCGGGCGGAGGTTGTCGTCGCTGTTATCCTGGGTCAGCGCGTACGGGATGATATGCTCGACTTCCCACGCCTCGCCGACGCAGATCTTGCCGGTGCAGATGTGGCAGATGCCTTCTGCCGCCGTGAAGATGCGGGCACGGTCCTTGCGTGAGAAGGAGCGGCGGGCCATCACATTCTCCCTGCGAGCGCTCTCGTCATCGCTTCGCGCTTGGCCTTCACGATCCGTGCCGCGCCTCGTCTGTGAGACCGGCGGTATTCCGCTTCCTTCCGGTCCAGCTCGCGCATGAACGGCATGGCCTTGTAGCGCTGTGCTCGGCGACGGCGGGCTTCCCACCATGCGGTGATCTGGCGTATCCAGCGGGAGAGGGTCATGGTGCCATCCGTTCCCGCTGACTGTACGCCGTGAATTCGAACGGACCGCAATAGGCAAAGACCCAGTCGCCGTCTTCATCGTGGGTGCACATCCACGATCCCTTATACCCTCCGTCGAAGTCCTCGAATTCTGCCTGGTCGGCAGGGGTCCAGTACGCCCACGTCTCGTAATCAGGGAAATCGTAGATCGTATGCCCGTCAATACTCTCACTATCTCCGTGGATCATCACGCGATACCATCCCTCTTCGGTCGGAATGGCCGGCGTCTGTTCAATCCATTCTTTCATGCCACTCTCCTCTGATCCTCTGGTACGAAGCCGTAGGTTCTCGCCAGCCATTCCTGCGCCTTGGCGAAGAACGACACGAATTCGGCCTCGCTCATCTTGTCGAAGGATATCGAGCCGGGGATCGCCACAGTCATCCCGGTCGGAAGCCGGATCAGATCGACGACGCCGTTCTCCAGCTTCAGCACCTCATGGAGCCGTTCGGCAGTGAGCACCGTTCCCGTCGCCTCGACAACATCGTGCAGCATGGCCCAATAGGCGCGGGCGCGGGCAGCGTTCCTGAACTCCTTGATTTCGACTTTGACCCGCTGCCCGTTCGCTACGCCGTCCAGTGCTTTCAGGTCGTAGTCGTACTCAGGGACGAGTGAATTCCCGCAGCGAAGGAAGGCGTAAACGGGCTTCTCTGGGCGCTTCGCCACGGCCTATTCCTCCTCTATTGCAGAGAGGATGCGGCGCTCGAAGTCGGCTTGCGCGGCGGCCATAGCTTCGTCGATTTCGTCAAACGATCCGATGTTGTAATATTGGAAGCCGTCAAGTGTGACGTCGATCGTGGCCTCAAACTTGAGGCCGTAGTAGCCGCAAATGCTTTCGGCGTCGTACCCGACCAGTTCGGGGACCGGCTCTTCAGCCGATCTGTTGTAGTGGATTTCATCCCACTCCAGTTTCTTCACCTTGACTGCCATCTGCTATCTCCCGCCCCGGCGACCGACCTGTTGCATCAGCCGCCGGGGTCTTCTGTGGTGGAACTCAGCGCCACTCGGGGGCGAACGGGATTTGGTCGTCCAAGTCAGCCGCCACTCGGCTAGTGCCGCCGCCGTACATGCCGCCGCTCTCTTCGCCATAGGATCGCTTGGGCTTGGAGTCCTGGCGCTCGCCGCCGCCCTGCATCGTCAGTTCCGACACGCGCACGGTGAGGTACGTCTTGCCATCGTGCTCGCGCTTGCCGAGGTCGCCAGAGACGGCAACAGCCATTCCCTTGCCGAGATGCGAGGACAGCGCTTCGGCGCGCTTACCCCATACGGTGCAGTCAAACCACATGGTCGACTTGCGCTCGCCATAGCCGTCGTCAACGGCGACGGGGAAGGACAGGACGGGATCGCCGCCCTGTGTCCTGCGAAGTTCGGCATCTTTCCCGAGACGCCCGGCGATTGTGATCTGTTTCATGTCAGCCTGCCATAATGGGGTGTTGGAAGTTGCTCTTGCGGTCGGCCGGGAATATGTCCTCAGCATCCGCAACCTTGATTGCCTCTCGGCGTGCGGCAAACTTCGGAGCCGCAACATCGCGATAGTCTTTCGTCCAGCCGTCGCGCTCCATGATCGATGCCCAAATCTTGGCGCACTTGTTCACGTCGGCGATGGTCGCGCAGTCGAGAAGATCGGCCTCGATAGCCTCAAGCCCGCGCTTCATTTCAGCGGCGGAAACGTGCGCCGGGTCCTGCTTTTTCGGCGCGACTTCGTGCGTCACAGCATCGGCGTCGTTGTCGCCTTCGGTCGGAATGCAGAAAACCATCATGGCGGCGTACTTGTAGGCGGCGGACATGGCCTTGTTCGTTGCCTTGTCTGCGCTATCCATCGCCTCGCCGAAGGTGCGAACGGTGTGCTTCGTCCCGTCTTCCGCCGAGATGAAATCAAACTCGGCTTCGACGGTGACATAGAACAGCGCACCTCCTTTGGAGGTCTGCCGCTCGACGACATCGCGGGCCAGGATGCGCGGCGTCATGATGAGGCCGTGCTTTGACAGAAGGCTGTTCAGTTCGTTGTAGACATCATCGATGCCACGAAACTGATAGCCCTGCTGCTGGTTCTTCCTGTTCTTCGAAATGCCTGTCTGCCCGATATCGTGCATGACGGCGCGGATGGC